GGAAGAGATTCGGTGCAGCACCACCTGTGTCTCATCACCTTATCCAGCATTTGCCAGAAAGATTATTCAGTCACTCCCTATGTTGAGCTCTCAACAAATATATTATGGCATAAAAAAAGGAGGGTGTCAATACCCTCCCAATAAATACCTCTAATCTGCCACTTAGAGGTAGTCTTTACGAGCATGGTGCTCAGGAACAACCTTACCAAGATTAACAACCAGAAGTCCATCCTCAAAGGTCACTGACCTAACTTCTGTATCATCCGATAAAGTCCACGATCTCGTAAAGTTTCGTTGAGCAACACCTCTGTGGACATACTCGGAATCTGATTTGTCTTGTTTTTTACCTTCTACGATAAGTTTTCCGTATTCAGTATAGACCTTGACTTCATCCTTCTTAAATCCAGCAAGGGCGATCTCTAGTCTTGATTCTACATTGTTAATGGTAACAATGTTATATGGAGGATAATTCTGTTGTTGACCTGTAAAGAAATGGTCAAAGTAATTATCCAATCCTATGCTGTTTCTTGTGATCTGCTCCATTAGTTCTGGCAAATCCGCAGCACGATACCTTGTTAAACTATTCATAATAGTAGCTCCTTTTAAAGCGAGTTTGTGTTTTGATGTCCCCGAAGGCGACACTACTATTTAACCACAAAACATAAAAAAAGGGGGTCGTATAAACCCCCTCAAATTATAGTAAGAACCGTCTACTCACCTGACTTTATAAAAGCACTCTGAGATGTTTGCGTTGGTTTCTTCTTCTTACCTATATTATACTTGGTCTCAAGAGTCCAATCACCCTTATCTTTATAAGACAATACTTTAATCTGATTTAAAGGAGCACAACTAGTTAAAGAATCTGGTTTCATAATAGAAATCAATCCCCAGTCTGATAGTAGGGTGATGATTCTATTCCTACGTTCAACATCGTTGACAGTCAAATTAGCATGTTTACCATCAAGGGCAAACAACTCTTTAAAATGAACGATATAATATCTTCCTTGCTTATGTAAAATATGGCAGGACTGGTATATCTTCTTTTCCTTGCGAGAAGCAACACCAATTCTTGTTAAGGTTTCTCTAACCTTTAGGAAATCATCTGGTTCATTTAATGTAACTTCAATCATCTGGTCCGCCGACCAGTTAACTTCTGGCTCTGAGAATCCAGTCATTTTGTACCTCCAACTTCAAGTCTCTTTTTAATGTAATCCAATTGGGATTTATCTAAGATTTTCAATGCTTGGATTGCTTTTTCATTACTATAACCATAGTATGATTTGACAACATCAAGATTTTTGATCTTATCTTTTCGGAGCCAGGGCGAGAAACGCTTCTTTTTCCTGAGACTATTTAGAAGAAACTGATATTGCAAGTCTTTTGCCAGATGGTGATTGAGATTCATCTCATTCACAAACATTATACAATCGATATGTGCTGACAAACACTTGTTAATTATAAAGGCAGGATACTTCTTAGTAACATCTGGATCTTCTATAGAAAGATCCTCTTTAGTCAAGTTTATCGAGTTGAGCCAGTCTTTTAGATCTGCCATTTCTATTGTATTGATGTTTTTTTAATTGACGTTCAAGTTCGTATTCTACAGTAAGTAAATTACTTTTTAAGTAATCTTCCCACTCATTATCTTTGATTAGATCATGTATATGAGCTACATGTTCCAAAGCAAAAACTAATTTGGTTTGATCATTCATTCTCATTGTGTAAGTTCAGTAATTTTATCTCGCCAATACTGACGATCTTCTTCAGAGATCCAAGGATTATGTCTTTGAACCCAAGCATGTTTCAACCATTCTTCTTTAGTCCAGTCTTTCTTAGGCCCTAGATGATCCTTTAGTCCCATCCCTTCTTCAATTTCCAGTCAGCATACATTCTACCATACAACATACCCTCATGCGACCTGATAGGATCACCCTTAAGGATTTCTTTCTCTCTATCAGTAAGATTTTTTGCCTCGCTAAGATACTGTGATTCCCAATTAGGGATCTCTTTAATCAATTCTTCAAGTGTCATAATGCATTAATTACTAAAGGTAAGAGTTGATGTTCTGCCTGTTGTATTGCTCTAGTTAGAGTTTCAACAGTATCATCTGGAAGAATAGGAACTTCCTGTTGTCTTATTATTGTACCAGAATCTAACTCTTCTGTCACGAAATGAACTGTACATCCAGTAACATCATCACCACTCTTAAAGGCCTGTTCTACTGCATGTAATCCCTTATACTTTGGTAACAAAGAAGGATGTAAATTTATAATACGTCCTGCAAACTCATCACAAAATTTCTTAGAGACTACTCTCATCCACCCTGCCATCACTATCATATCAATTTCATATGCATTAAACAATGCAATGATCTCATCTTCATCCTTACTGTAACAAGAGTTAATACCTAATCTATCCGCTCTCTTCTTTGCCTTTGCCTTCTTCTTATTATATACCATGAGTTTAACTTCATGTTTAGGGCATGAATGAACGATATTCTCAAAATTAGAACCGTTCCCTGAACACATAATTCCTAGTTTCATAGATCCAACTCCAATTGTATACCATGTGCTTCCCAAAAATAATCCTCTGGATCTTCATCTTTAATATGAGAGTATCCATAATAAGAACCATCATCCCTTTGGTATAAGAAATGATGGTCATGAGGATTGAGTAACCACATCTTTGCTAATTTGTCAGTGGGTTTGTAACCTATCTCCTCCTTAGTGAATTTCTTCATCTGATAATATCTATCTCATCAGGATTTGTATTCCATGTTTCTAACTTTGTTCGGAGTCTTCCAAGGTTTTGGAGACTTTCGTACCTTCTAGAAGCTTTCCTTCTCCACCAATCAACAATCGAATCAATAGAGAACCTATCATAATTCTCAGCCTTAACGAGCGTATCTTCAGTTCCGAGAATAACTTCTCGAGCATTCTTGAAACCATATGTTGACATATAAAATCTTTTCTGTTCTGTTAAATTCTTTGCATCAACTATTGCAGAAGCAAATTGTTTTAACTTATCTGAAGAATCCAAAGACTTCTTTATAATAGAAATCATCTTAGATTGTGTCTTCAATTTCCTACTAGAAGCATCCTCCTTCACTAACATCTTATCACCATTTCTGGCAATAAACCACTTATTCAAATCTTGAAATATAGAATCATGAAGTAAGGGAGTAAAATCACTATCAGTTAATCCCTTATATCTCATATATGGTTTTAAACCATCATACTGAGATGATGACTTAGTAGATCCATACAAGGATGTAGTCTCAAACAAACATATATTTGTGTTATATTTCTTATTCAATTGTTCTCTTGCTTCATGAGAACAACACAACATTGCCAATAACTTTCCACCAAGGTAATTAAAACCGAATGGTTGAGTAGGGACAATAATAAATCCCATAATAGCATGGCGGTTAAACCGACCCAACTCTGGCGTGTTACCCAACCATTCATTCCTTGGTCTGGAATTTATGGTCGGAGAACCGAACCTTATAAACCCAATAGTTTTATCTGTCTTACCTTCTTTTACAATCCACTTAAGAGATTTGCCAGGAATAGAACTTTCAAATGCATGTGACATTGTGATTTGAAGTCTCTCATTAAAGTATTCATTACTGAATCCTCCTTTATCTCCAGCATTATAGATCTTGATATCCATATCCTCTGGACTCATATCAAAATCACTGAATAGATCATCTTCAGGCCCAAAGCCAGGCAAAGCCATAGGTTGATCCGCTATGCGGTCCAACTTAACTGTACGCAAATATTCATCAATCCTTCCTGTGTTAGAGAAATAATCAATGAATTTATCTGCTGCATAAGTAGCATCAGCAGGCGATAATTGCATTACCAAACTTGTTTAGGTGGATCAGTAGGATGCCACATACCATCTTCTTCCCATGCATCTGGTACTGGCATAAGATGAGGTCTTGGTCTTGGCCATGGTTTGGGATCCAACTCTAATATAACAGTACCAACGATCTTGTCAAAACTCTCTGACATCTTACGATAACCAGTTCCAACATACATTTGTCCTGCAAATACAGATAGAGTTGCAGCACCCCAGAAGAGATAGTAGAATCTACTCTTAACTTGGTGTCTTAACTTTTCCTTTTTACTCAAATCAATTCCTCCAATGTAACAAGGCTACGAAGTTCAATTCCTTCAGATTGCATAGACTCTAAAGCCCCTGCTTGACGGTCAACTATCGTTACAACCCTATTGACATTATAGTCTAATTTCCTTAAAACATCAACAGCCTTCATGGCAGATTCACCAGTTGTGGTTACATCTTCCAACACAGTTATGAAAGTTCCCATTGGTGGCAATGGTCCTTCTACCTGAGACTGAGTTCCATGACCTTTAGGTTCCTTACGAATTATTAAACCTGCACCCTTCCCAACTAAAGTAACCCCCGACACCAACGGATCGGCACCAAGAGTAAGTCCTGCAACACATGGAGTATCAATTTGTTCTAACATCATCTCAGATACTAATTGTAAACCTCTACCTGTAAGGATAACTGGTTTACAATTTACATAATGTTCACTCTCTTCACCAGAAGATAGTTTTATCTTACCATGACGGTAAGCATACTTCTTTAAAATTCTAATCAATTCTTCTTTCATGTTCCTCCAGATGTGAGATTAATTCATTAACACGAATAAGTGTATCTAAATCCATAATCTTATCAGCAATATGTTTAGCAACATATGGTTCTTCAGATCTTGCAGCAAAAGCCAATGCATTACGAAGATTGCCAATTGCTTCTTTTACAGAATCTTCTACTTGTTTTGATACTTTCATTTTCCTTTCTTCTGTGGATAATATTGGAACCCAGTGGTCTGTTCTTCTAAATCTTTCATCCTAAAAGTAATCATCTTATCCCAAGGAGTATGTGAGTCCATCAGAACAGCAACCTGATCACCACTAATCCTCTGAACACATCCAACATACCCTCGGTATATGGAAGTTTCATCGGTTACAACAACAGTAGTTCCTGGCAATATCATTTTGGTAGTTTACGATTAAAATTCCAGTAGTCAAACTTCATATAGAGTTTGTAAGGTAAGCACAGAAGCTTCTGTGTGAACCATTCAAGGTACAATAATGAGAGTATGATATACTTCTCAATCATTTGAACTCACACTCTACCATTATTTCCGTGAGAGCAGCGAGGAGATTGATCTCCTGATCCGCCACAAAGGCAATTTGATACTGATACTTAGCAATAATGAGGACAGCAGCAGCAATGCTAGGACCGTCCAAGGTTTCACAAAGAGCATCGTAAACACGACGCAAAAGTACAGAAGGATCATTGTCCAAATTATTGACACACCATTTACGTACTTCCGAAAAGTTCTTCGCCTTGAGGTTTTTAATGAGATCATTTATATTTACATCCGAAAAACTAGCAAGTATAGATGAATCAATCTTACCACCAACTGCATGTCTCTGACATTCATTTAGGACTCTTCTCCAGTCAGGGAAGTGCTTATTGATAAGTTCGGCAAGGACTTTCTTATCAGCTTCAACCCGCTCGTCGTCCAAGATGGATACAAGTCGCTTGAAGAATTGTGCGGCGATTGATTGTTTGTTTTTTCCAGAGATTCCGAACTCGATGACTGAGCATCTCGAATGGAGGGGTTCAATGATTCTGTTCTTAAAGTTACATGTGAAGATAAACCTACAATTTTTGTAGAAGGATTCGATATTGGCTCTGAGGAGGAGTTGAACATCGTGGGTAGTGTTGTCTGCTTCATCTATAATTATAACCTTATGTTTCCCATCACCATCCATAAGAGATACTGTGGAAGCAAAATTCTTTGCCTGATTCCTTACAGTATCTAAGAATCTACCTTCATCAGATCCATTAATAACATAATAATCTACTCCCAATTCATTGCACAATGCTTTTGCAACTGTTGTCTTACCTATGCCTGGAGGTCCTGACAATAATAAGTTTGGGATCTCACCTGCCTCTAGAAAATCTCTAAAGCTTTTCTTTGTACTCTCTGGAAGAATACAATCTTCAATTGTTTTGGGTCTGTATTTTTCAACCCATAAAAATTCATCTCTCATTATACAATCCAAGTGATCCATGAATAACGAACCCCACTTGTTACTGGCGTAACTTCATGAGGAAAAAGATACAAGGCAGGAAATGCAAGAACATGTCCCTTCTTTATCTTCACACTATGTTCTCTCCAGAACACAAATTCACCTCCTTCAAAATCATCATTAAGAACTCCAACAACACTAGTAACTGGTATTCCTCTAAACTGTCCTTCAAAAAAATCACGAATGTGATCATGATGTGGGCTAAGATAATCTCCAACAGAATATTTGTTGAACTTTATCCCAGAACAGTTCTCCCAGAATGAATCACCGTTAGTAATATCAGAGTCGTGATACTTAGCATGAAATGCATTGAACAACTCATTATTAATGTGTGGTTGAATTACCTCTGTTACTGTATGGTTTATAGTTGATTTTAACTGTGATTGTTTATCAACATCCACATGTTCATAATCATTACTATACCACATAAATTCATCCCAGTTATCCGCCTCATCTAATGTTGTTACTATCTGATCACATTCATGTTCAGACAGAAGAGGATACTCAAAGATATGATCTTTAAGATTAGGATCCTCCTTCTCTTCCC